CCACAATCCATAAGTTTGAGTTTTGCCAGATAATGTAATTAAAACAATTACACCTCCAGATAATGTCCATGCCAAAGCATGGAGTTCATTTAATATTTTTTTAAACATTATTTTCTCCTTGATCGTCTAGATTGACGATCTTCACCAGAACCACCATCTCCTGATGGTCCACCGCCTCCTGATGGTGACCCACTAGGTGCGCTAGGAGCGCCTCCAGAGGGCATAGGAACGGTTGTAAGCGTTGTTAAAGTTGTTGTTACAGCAATGAGCGCTCTTCTTGCTTTAACATCAATTTGAGAGCCTGTAGGAACATATTCATCTAGTCCTTCTCCAAAGATGTCAATCTCTTCTTCAAATGTTTCTTTAATCTCTGTTGGTGCATTTGTAAGAGATTCAACAAGAGCAGACTCTTCTTCTGCAGTTAGATTTTCAACTGCAATTTCTTGGAAGATTTCTGCAGCCTGATCTGTATCAATACTTTCCAAAACTTTGGCACTTGTAGCCAATTCTGTTGCTTGGTCTTCTGTAACTCCAAGTTCCAAAATTTTGTCAACAGCTTGTTCTACTTGATCTTCCGAAACAGAATCTGATTCCAGAACATCGACAACCTCAGCAAATTGCTCATCTGACAATGGTGTATCTAAAACGGCATCAATAACCTCTGCAAACTTTTCATCAGAAAGAGGTTCTTGGAATACTGCATCAAGGGCAGCGCTAAGCTCCTCTGTGGACAAATCTTCATTAAAAACAGAATCAATCACTGCGCCAAATTGCTCATCGGAAAGAGGTTGCTCTAAAAGATTTGATACAAGATTACCAATTTCATCAGCTCCAGAGGCATTGGCTATTGCATCATCAACAGCTTTAGTCAACTCCTCTGTTGTTTCAGCATTTGCAACAATATCCTCAACTGTTTGGTCTGTATTATCAGCCGGAGGTTCTGTTGTAGTTGGTACTTCTTCTTCTGGAACCGTTATTTCAGGGGCTTCTGTTGTTGTCGTAACCTCAGGTTCTGGCTCATCTGGTAAGGTTGTAGTAGATGAAGTTGTTGTGCTTGTGGTTGTTGTGGATGTTGTTGTAGTCTCTGTAATCCCATTTACTGATTGTGACCAATTTGAATAAACAGCAATTGTGTCATTGTCTGCTCTAACTTGAAACATGCATTCTGTAGCAGATTCAATTCCATTTACTGTTACTTCATTTGTATAAGAAGCAATTCCCCATGCAGCATCCCAATTGTTTTCACATGACCACATGATTGCATAACGCTCTACATCTACATTTGATTGCTCAGGGGCATCCCAAGATAAGGAAACGCTTGAATCTGTTACTCCAGTTACTTGTAAATTTTGAGGAGTGTTTAGATATGGCGCAAGAGTTGTTGTGGTTGTTGGAACGGATTCAGTTGTGAATGCGGAATCAGGAACCACTTCCCATCCATTACCAATATCCCAATAGAGGGTTGTCCATGCACCACCACCATTCTCGTAGAACCACATTTCAAACTTCTTGGAAACGCCTGCTTCAAAAGAAATAACTGATGAGAGAGCACCACCACCGCCTTTATCCCTCCAGTCATTTTGGACAAGGAGATCATTGATATATAATTTTGTTCCGTCATCTGCTTGAGGCCAAAGTCTAAAATTGCCCGAAACTGGCGATGTTATGAAGCCCTCATAATGGACAATAAAATCCTCATACATCTGAAATGGAGGATTTTGGTCAAAATCCTGCTGAACTCTTGAAACATTCATCTGCCCAACTGATGGCCTCCCAGAAATAGCAGGGAGAGGGGGAGAGCCGTTATAACCAAAATTATTATAAACAGTTAAAGTAAGACCATATGTATTTTCTGCTTCAACAGGTGCAGAAAAAAAACCCAAAATAAGGGCAGGTATAACAATCCATGAACCTTTTCTTAATCTTAACTTTCTCACATATTAATAATACTTGATTATTAATTAAGCAGAATACTCAGCTCCACTTATTGTAAAAGTGCATTTATTATCAGCATTTATAATATGAATTTTATCACTAGCGTTTAAGACAATAGTAGAATCCATAGATATTGTTTCATATGCAAGTACCGATAATGATTTAAAAAGTGCATTATTGTTTCCAGGAACACCTGAGCCTCCAAGAATATGAACATCACATGTTACTGCTGCATTGCTTGTATTACAAATATTAATTGTTTTAATTATTGCATATGAACCACTACTACTTGACACAGTGTAGACATTAGAAGCAGTTTCATTTCCTACATATAATGATTTTGGTATTAAATTAGCCATTAGACCCCCATCCAAGTTAAAATTTCAGTATCATAAACTGTTTTATTCATATCCTGAACAACAACAGCATCAAGAACATGGTCAACAATCTCGCCTTGTACATGGGCAGCGGCAGTTGTGCCATCATAGCCTCTTGTTTCAATAGTAAAAGTATTGGAAGATCTACTTGCTATCAACATTTTTTCTTCAGTTACAGTTCCTCGACCTATTGAAATAACAAATTTATTAAGAGAACCAGTTGGAAAAGAAGAACCATCAGCAACAGAGAATGATGTTGAAACATTACTAATATTAGCAGCTAAGGTTTGTGGAATAACTGCTCCTGCAACTTCTCTTCTTTCCATATTAACCTTTAATCAATTGAGATATCAAGATCGCCAGTTGCAATTCTCAAAGTGTCTCCAGCATCAAGAACTTTATTTGCAGTCAAGGTTCCATGAATCAAAAGATTCCCGCCAGTGCTATTGTCCATAATTGCAATTGCAACAACCGTACATGCTGGCATCCCTGCGAAGTCGATATTCCCATTATTTGATGTAGCGCCTGCTGAGGCAGCAGTAAAAAGGCCAGCAAGGGCTTGTCTTGCGTATGAACCACCAGTAACTTCTGTTCCTGATGTTGAATCAGTTGGAGCAACTGTAAACAAAGCTAAATGCGTTGTTGGTTTTGTATATGATGTAGTTCCTACAACATGGTCAAGCATTTTATTTTCAGCATAATCGCTAAGACTACCTGGCATAATTAATCCTCCTTAGAATTAAAATATTCTTCAATTTCAAATTGGTCTGGCAATCTAAAGTTATCAAGACCGAGCAGAATCTCTGCGTCAGCTTCTGGAACTTCTTGGATTGGATTATCTCTTGTAAATCTTACGGAATTGCTTATATAAGAAGCGCCGCTTTCAAAAATAATAATCTTATAACCTTCTTTAACACCCTTAGGGGCGGCATCTGCTTTTTTAGGAACAGATTTCTTTGCAGCAGCCTTTTTTACAGGCTTGTCTGCTTGTTTATTTACATCTGTTGATTTAATCACATTATCAGTCATAAATAATAGATTACCACATATGTTTAAATAATGCGAGAAGGGAGAGGGTATTTCACCTCTCCCTTCCCATTTTTTTGGTATTAAATATTAAAGACTGCGGAGCTTAACATTCTTGCCGATTACATAAGAATCGGCATTTTCAATGTTAGAACCAACACGCATAAATTGAGTATATTCAATTGTGTCTGTCTTTGGCTTGAACTGACGGTAAACAGTAATGTCACGGTGGATACCGATGATACGGTTATTTGGGAATGTCAATTCAATATGACCATGAGAACCAGTAGTTCCAGAATAGTCACCAGCTGCTGCTTCAGGCATAAGTGGAACTTCAATCAGTGGAATACCAAATGGTGCAAGACCAGTCGAACCTGGACCACCATTTCCTCTCATGGAACCTTGCAAAAATGCCATGTCACCAACGGTTGATGCTGGTGATGGTGCGCCTGCGGTTGCAGCAGTTGCAGAGTTTGGATTACCCAAGCTGTAGATGGTGTCCTGAACCACACCCGAACCTGTGAAGAATCTCAACTCATTTCTGCGCTGGAGATACTTGGTTGGGAGGTTACGGAGAATACGGTCGTATGTAGAACGGGAAACTTGGTTTCCTGCCTCATCAACTGTACGGCCATTAGCCTTTGCAAGCTTGATAAATCCATCAAGTGCCTTAATAAGACCATTGTTGGATGAGGTGTTACCATTGATGAACAAATCGTCAAGGTCGTTGGCTGTCTGACGAGCCATAATCTGTGCGATATGATCTTCAAGGGATGCGCCCTCAATGTTGTCCTCAAGGGACTCTGTTGATACAGACCAGTCAAGACGCAACTTAACGGTGCTGATCGAGACCTTGCTGAATGTTACTGGGGCATTTGCGCCAGTGTCGGTTGCCTCAGTTGCCTTTGCAAGCAAACGGGTTCCGACAGAAACCTTATCGATTTCCATTTGTGGTGTACGCATACGAACGACTCTTGCGTTCTGCATAAGTACGGACTGATCAATTACGTAGTCAAGGAAGCGGTTAGACTGTGCTGGCTTTAACAAACCACCAGAATCATTGCCAACAACGCTCGTTGTAACTTCATCAGCCTTTGAAAGAATTTCTTCTTGAGATGCCATATTATTTATTCCTCCTAATCATGACTTATAGCCCAGTGCTTTAATCAAGCCCTGTGGCAAATACATATTTCCCCAAATTGAATCAGACTTGGTGAGTTCTTCCTCATCCTCATCTGCATCTTCTGGGTCAACACTCTTTTTGATTGCGCCTGCCTCGGCAAAAGCCTTGACCTGCTCCTCTTGCTCGGAAAGTGCCTTTTCAGCAGCTTCCAGTTTTTCTTGAAGTTCAACCGTGTTGGCTTCAAAACTCTTTGTGATATTGTCGATCTTTTCGTTCAGCGAAGCCTCAACCTCTTCTTTAATAGAAGTAGCGAAGTTAGCCAGTTTGTCATCAACCACAGCACTAAGAGCGTCTTTAAGGACTTCAATATCCATATCTTCCTCCTGTGTGTATTCAGTAACTTCAACTGTATTATCTGTTGAAGCATTCTCTTGAACATCTGGAACAAGCCAATTGACAAGTCGCTTTAAAAGCGATAATCTATTTATTTCTTGTTCATTCATGTCTAAGACCTTATCATAGTTTACATCATTTTGCAATAAATCTTCTTGCGTTTTAATGATTTCTAACTCGTCTTCAAATTTCTTTGAATCCATTTCTTCTTTCTCCTTTTTCTTTTTAGGATGTGTAGGTGTAATAAATCTATTTCCTTGTTCTGGATTTTTGATTCCAGAACCCATTCCAGTAGTAGTTACTTCTCCCTCTTTTTCCATATCTGTTTGAACAGACTTCTTTTTAGTATTCTCATATCTTTCAAGGAGTCTTCTGCCTTTTGCAGCAAGTTCTGCAGCATCTTGCATATTTTGCGGGACAGGCTCTCCCCACGCAGTAGCCGAAAGAGCAAGTCTAGTTGGTTCTCCATTTGGCTTCTTCATAGGGCCAGATGGGTTTGTAAAAAATCTTGTTAAAAAAGAACCTTTTCTACGCATTTTTTCTGGAGTATCTGCTGGGCCTTTAACACCCGGCTTAAGATTTGCACCTTCTGTTTGCTTAAAGTGTCTACGACCAGCGGCAGTTAGTCCACCTTTTGGATCTTTCAAAGGCTGTTTTGCCTTTTCAAAATCAATACCTTCTACAACATCAAGAATATAATCAAGATTTCCATCAGTATCCATTTTGATAATATCAACAATTGCTAGAGCATTAGCGGGGTTATCTACCAAACTTAATTCACCCAATGAATATTCTTTAATAATCTTTACTGGTCGACCTCTAAACATTTTTTCTGTGGATTCAACTTTTTGCATAATTTTTCCACCAATTGAAAAAGCTTTAAGAGTCCCATCAAGAACTTTTTCCCAAGTGCTTTCAGCGCCTTTTGAAATATAAGCATCAACTTTAATTGCATTATACTTCTTTCCATCCTCACCAGTTATTTCTACTGGTTCATAGTTGATTGCTTTTCCAACAGCAATTGGGGCATGCATTTCTCTAATGTTTCCGCCCCAGTTTTTAAAAGCATCAAGAGATGCAGCAAATTCAACAAGATCACCAGACTTGTCAATATTATCAGCAGTAGCAATACCGCTTACAATTCTTTCCTCTTTCTTGATTAAATCAATAGGGAAAGATAAATTAAAATTTTCCATAAAACCCTCGTAATTAATAATTATACACTATTTTTTATATTTTTAACCAAAAGCCATTACAGCAATTGTTACACCAGATGTAATTACTTCAAACTTTGTATAGTCACCATAAAGCTCAACATAACCAGCATTACCCTCGGCGGTTGATGGAATTAAAACCCTTAATGGACCACCATTAACTTGAACAACAGCATCTGTTACATTGTTGGCATTATAAAATTTAATAGAAGATGTATGTCTTCCGATACTTACTTCTCCGTCAGCACTTGTGACTGCGGTATCTGAATAAACTAAAGTTTGCTCACTCATTATTTTCTCCTTCGAATACCTTGACGGTATCTACATTGTCGCCAGAATCTTGATTCTGACCTCTTTCTTTTTGATCTCCAGAACCCTGAACCCCCGTAGGTGTTGAGCCTGCATCAGACCTAGACTTTGGTGGAATTGAAGCAGCATTGTTTGAGTTACCAATTGGTGCTCCACTTCCTTCTTTTTTAACATTGGTTGGGAACGGAAGAACATCGTCACCATTTTTACGTTCAGGAAGGCCAACCTTACCTCTAACTTCATTTGGCGACATAACTTCGGTTCTAAGATATCTATCATAGATTCTTGACTCCATTTCTTCATCCATGAGATCAATTTTCTTTAATTTAAATTGGACAAGATCTGTGAATTCAGAAACAATTCTGTTTATCTTTTTTTCAATAACAGCTTGATCTGGCCCAATAACTTGCATTTTGAATGTTTTGTCAGCATCTCTTGAAACAGCAAGGTTTGCATTATCGTAAACTCCGACTTTTGGAGCAGGAACTCTGTTTGCGACCAAAATCTCATCACGGTTTGATTTACGGTATTTATCGAATGATGCATCTTGCACTCCAGCTTCTAACTTTTCAAACTTGATATCAGTATCAGAACCTACAGATGCAGGAATCGGAATAATCAAAGTTCCATGATTACGACCTTTAACTTCATTTCTAAAGTAATTTACAAGTTCTTGTTTTGATCTTTGACTAATCTTTGCGCCTTTTAGAATGATTGCGTAACGAGGGATTGCTTTATTTTCAAAATAGTCAATATTATATTCTTTAGCAAATTTATCTCCTACAATTGCAGCAGCAGCAGAGACAGCAGATGGAATTCCATAGTATGTGTGATTTGGAGAATACATTTTAAAATGAATAATTTCATTTGGATTTGGGTCCATGTTGATAGGATCTGCTGTTTCAGTATCTTGAAAGTTTCTGAAAAACACGGCTTGAATTTTATTACTTCTTGAAATCTGAACGAAACCGTCGCGCTTTCTTCTTACACGCACCATTGTTCCAGGAATATGACCAATATAACCTATTTTTCCAGCATTATTTCTACCGATTTCTAAATAGCCATTTCCAATAGTGAGAACATCTTGCCAAACTCTAACGAGAGTTTCAATGAGCGTTTCTTCAACATTCAAATCTTCAAATGTCTCATCAAGTTCTTCTTTTAGATCTTGTAACTGTCTTCTTGTTCTATCAAGTTTTGAAGGCTCTTGTTGAGCTCTTTCAATCTTTCTTTTGGCTTTTAATGTCTCAGTAAATTCAAAACCAAGACCAACTGTGTTCATAACTCTTGCATTAATTGCTGCATAATGGATTGCGCTTTGATCATAAAGATGAGCCAAATTGTCTAAGTCGTATGGCGGATTAATAATATCCCATAAAGAATAACCATTAACAACCAATGGATCAACATATTTTGTTGAAGTTCCATCTTCACCTTCGTACTTTTTCTGAAGGCGGTTAGCTCTTCTTTTCATCTTTGGGGATAATGTATCTATTTTTACATTAAGAAAGGGATCATTAATCTTTTTTTCTGTTACAAATTCATTATATGAAATATCGTCTAGTTCAAATGAATTATTATCATCTTCTACAACTTCCATTTTTTGCATTACATTGACCTCTTATGCGCAAAGTAATTATCAAAAAAGTCCTCATAAGGATCTGCAATTAATCCATTTGATAATCTTTCTGCTTGGTCATCCCTTTCAGAAGCAGATACTTTTCTAGCGCCAGGAATCCATCTTGCAACTCCAGCACTTGTTCCAGTCCAATATCTTGCAGCTTCAGCAACCTTGTTTTCGATATCCTTATCATCAACTAGCCCATAGGCTGACAATAAATTGCCATCCGCATCCGAAAGCGGTAATCCGTCTTCTTTAATCCATATGCAGACACCAGCAGCCCTTTGGGGGATGTAGATACTTTTGTGTTTAATTAAATCGTCACTCATATCTTACAATTTTACATTACTTTCTTTAATTTATCTACCTTGAAAGATCATTTTTACACAATTATGACTTTAGATTGTCAGTAATAAGTTTGATTTCACAAGAATCTGTCGTACAGTATGACTCTCCTACAGCATCAGCAGCCATTCCTGCATACACACCTGCAAAGTCAATTGGGAATAATTTCATTAACCCATCTTCGGTATATTCCTCTTCAGCTATTTGAGTATAAGGCATTTGTGGATATGTAAAGTTTCCTTGTGGAAGGAAAGATACGGTCTTTAACTGTCCATCATACATGTGCAAGACAGTTCCGATATAATCCTTTTCTGTCTCAGAATCAAATGAAATAGTTACAGAAACAGAATTATCCGACCAATACCTTTGTGCTACTGATGCAATTGCCATCTTTTCAAAGATTGTTACATCTTTCTCTGATCTTTTAGCATCTGACTTAATTGGGAAAAATACAACACTTGTTGTGTCTGGTGACTCAGATGCTGGTTCTACACGGTAATTAGCCATTCTGAACAGTGGAAGCATTGGGTCATCATTGGCAAATCGAATTGCACGAAGGAAGTACTCACCACCGGGAGTCCAGTGAACTCCAGGAGATTCTCCAGCCAAAATTGAAACCGTTCCAGATGGCTTAACTGTTGTCATCTTGATTGATTCACGAATACCAAACCATTCAGAATAAATATTGTCATATCTCTTTACAGTTTCATATCCACTATCCATCCATTCACGAAGGACAGGTATGCCATGAATATCGGCAAAGTTTGCAATACCAGACATTGATGTTCCAATACGGCGATTTCTTTGCATGATTGCATTTGTCTTTTCCCAGTGAGTTGGAAGAAGAGTTACTGTCTTTGCATAGAGGTATGCAAATTTTAAAGTTCGCTTATAGTCTTCAAGTGACTCATGGCGATTTAAATAAGTCTCTACGAGCGTACAACACTCATAGGACTCAAGTGATTGCTCAGCACAGGGGTTATATCCCGCAACACGCCAATCCTTGTTATTTGGTGGATCGATAAGGCGACCATACTTGCGTGACATATCCATCCAAATAACCCCCGGCTCTCCATTTAGCGCAATACCCTCAACAATGTTTGAGATATCAGCGCCAACAGTTGTTTCAATTGAGTTATTACTCATCCAACCCCAGCCAGGATTTTCTGCATCATAGGAGTTACGCTCAGGATAAACTTCTTTATTCTTAAGATTGAGAGTTTCGGGCGTATTGCGACCAATAAAAAGTTCAGCAGAACGGCGAACATTGCCAGAAACAACACAGACTCCAATAAGATTTCCAATATCTGCAATATCAACAGTCGTTAGCTTTTGACCAGCACGACCATCAAACATTTTTTTGATAGATTTATGAAGTTTAATCAATGGTTCTGGTCCAGATGCCGTTCCACCAAAAGTCGCAATTGGGGAACCGTATGGGCGAATAAGGCTATAATCAAATTCAATTGGATTTTGTTCTGGCTTTAGATATGAGTTAATCAAATCACCAGTTGCTCTTGCCCAACTTTCACGATCATCAGAAATAATATCCAAAACTGTTTTTCCTTTTGGTTCATAGATTGTAAAATCTTTGTCTGAACCCTTATCGTCAAAACCAACACCAATACCAAGCATTGATGCTTCCATAAGAAAAGAAAAAGGCTCTGCTGGATTATCTTTAGTCATTTCAGATGTTGAAACAAAAGCACAGTTCTGAAGAGCAGCAGAGTTTTTATGGATATTAACCAATGGTGTTCCCATAATCCAAAGTCCACGCCCAGGTGGTGTCCACTTAAGATTAAATAAACGATCAAAAGCTTCTTTAGCACTTGCTTGAGCCTTTACACCGTTCCAAGGTAGACGATTCTTTTTACAGTGGTCCTTCTGAAGAGAATACATTCCATTAATGACACGCTCACAAACATCAACCCAAGTTTCTTTTGTGCCATCTTCCTTTTTGCGTGAATATGTTCTTAAAAAAGTAATCTCTCCAACAGAGTTGCCAGCAGCATCTCTATATCCAAAAGGGGCTTTTTTGCTTCTGTAGGAAGAAATAAATTCTTCGCTTAGCTTAAAAGAAAAAAGAGCGGCCTTTTCGTAAAGACCACCCTCTGTAGTTTGAAAATTTGACATGTGAACTCCTAAATATGTATAACAACAATGCTATCAAAGATTAATCCCATTAGGAATAAATAATACTAGGGTCAGTTAAATGTATTTTTGTAATCTTGATATCGCGCAATTATCTTATCAGCAACAGCGCCCCAAGACCACTCGGAATGAATAATTCTTGCGGATTTGACAGCAAAATCTGCAACTTCATCGTATTCATTAACTACTGATTCCATTGTTTTAAGTAGTTCATCAATATCAGGAGATGCCCATAATCCTGTATCATCAGAATAGACATGATCGTGCCAATCAGCTTTTGTCATAGTTGCTGAAATAGGAATCCCAAGATGTGCGTAGTCAGTACATCCAGTAGCATTAGTCACAATAGTTGGCAATCCTGTTGCCATTGACTCAAGAGGAATAAGTCCAAAACCTTCTCCGCTTGTTGGATAGACCATACAATGACATTTATGATATAACCTTACAAGTTCATCAGTTGTAAATATATCTGGAATACCTATAATCTGAGGGTGATTTATAGCAGAAACTAACTTGCCATCAATATATGTTTCTGCATGACAGAAATTATTGTATTTAAGAACTAATCTAAAATCATCGTTTCCATCATAGAGTTCTAGAAAAGCATCAACAACAAGTTGTGCATTTTTTCTTTTAGAATCTCCACCTACATGTAGAAAATTGAATCTTCCAGTAAGTTCTCTTTCAAAAATTTCCCATTCTGAAGTAATACCATGAGGAATTACATGGATATTTGTATGTACATTATTTTTAATATAAATATCTTTAACAAAAGAAGATGTAGCCCAGATTTCATCACATTGAGCCATGTTGTGTAACCAATTTTTTGGAACTTTTGTAGATTCCCAAGGTGTGTAACCAACTTTATACTTATTTCTTAACTGATAGTATAAAGGGTTACAGAAATTAATATGATAATCTAATTCTTCTCTATTATAGAAAACACCAGTTTGTTTTTCCTGTAGAGCACGTATTGTATTCAATCCTGCATTATAATAGCCTTGGCTATACCAAAGCTCACCAGATTCGTCAAGATTGTTGAGACTAAACCAACTTATTTTATCCATTTTGTTTAACTATGATTGTTCCTCAGCAAAAGCGTTTAAACATCTTACACCCTTTTCAATGAGTGCAAGGGCTGTTTCTTTAGAAATTTCACAAGTTATTGGTCTATCGCTATACATACATCTTGTAGCAGCCATATAAAAATCTTCAAAATGAAAAACAGTAATATGATCGGGGTCAACAATAATTGCAGGTCCGTAGTCATCAGACTCAACAACAGCAATTATTTCCACAATATCAATCATAGCACTCCTAGTAATCTAATATATATATATTATTAAGTATACTTAATATACTTAGCATACTACGCATGCTGGCATGCTTTAGCATACAGCACTTGTCAATGTCATGTCGGAGAAAAAATATATTTTTTTGAGAAAAAAATGATATTTTCCATGATAGGCTGTCGTCATGGATTATAAGAATACAGTACTTGATGTTCTAGATCATGGAGAAGTAGAACTTCTTGATGTGATGGGGAACGACCTGTCAGTTGTAAATGCAGCCAAAGTTTCTTTTGCTGCACAGGTTAAGGAAATTGATGAAGCATCCATTGGGCTTATTAATTATCTTATGAAGAATAAGCATGCTACTCCGTTTGAGCATGCTATTTTTAAGTTTAGAATTAAAGCACCAATTTTTGTTACAAGAGAGTGGATGAGACATAGATGGTCTTCATTTAATGAGATGAGTATGAGATATCATGTACCTCCTGTAATTGATTACTATATTCCAGCGTATGACAAAATTCGTAAGCAAGTAGGAAAACCTGGAGCTTATTCTTTTGAGGAAATTAATAATCCAGAAGTAAAAGATGCCTTCTATTCTATTTTTCAGAATGTTATTTTAGAAGCAGATAGCGCTTATAATAAATTACTAGAACTTGGAGTTGCAAAAGAGATTGCTCGCTGTGTTCTCCCAGTTTCTCAATATACTGAATTTATTTGGACAGTAAATGCAAGATCTTTGATAAACTTTATTAGTCTTAGAGCAGAGTCAAACGCACAATATGAAATTCAAGAATATGCAACAATCATTGAATCATTCTTTGCAGAAATAATGCCAATTACTCATGAAGCATTTAATAAGTCTGGTAGAATGGCAATCTAATGAAGAATTTTATTGTTTATGCTATTTGGACTTTTATATCAGCAGCACTACTAAAGAGTGGAATTGATATTATATCTGCTACAAAGGTTGGGTACTTGCCAGTAATTATTCTTACTGTTTTTACACATGTAACAATTGTATTTCCAATAATGGTCTCAGTTAATGCCCTATTTGCGAGATATGAGAATCGTTAACTATCCTCATAGTTATGATCTTGGGGATATCGAGACATTATCTATAACAATTAAAGCTATTCCATTTGAGGGGTACTTCGTACCAGCCTTTGTTATAACTTCTCCAGAAGATGAATATGAGATAACTATTGATGAATTAAACTGCCTTATGGATGGAATTGAGATTGCAACCAAGAAGGTTGACGATATAATAGATTTTATACTTAAAACAAAAGTTTTTAATGAAAAGGAGGAACCAGATGATAATGGGGAGAGTGATTCCTGATTTTCCATACCCCGAAAAACTATGTCCGTACTGCAACTTTAAATTGGTTGTGGTAAATGCTATACATTGGCACCAAGATCCGTACCAGTTTAAAGCTGTTTATCTAGACCCAAATCCTGAATGTCCAATTTATGATGAAGAAGCGCTTCAGGCTTATGCAAGAATCTATTACACATCTGAAGACGCATTTAATTACTTTAGAGATGTTCAAATCCCAGTACAAAGATGGTCAAAAGAAGAATTATATTCTATTTATCAATAGTTTAATGGTATAATTAGTATACTATGCCTGTAAATCCTTGCTCAGAAAATGGTCAACCCGGCTTTAAATGGGGAGATAGCGGTAAATGCTATCTCTACACAAGAGGCGATGTTGATTCAATGGGTGAAGCAAAGAGGAAGGCTACTGTTCAGGGTATCGCTACTGGCGAATATAAGAATAAGAGTGAATTTGACGAACAAGAACTTGAAGACACACTTAAGTCTCTTAAGGAATGGTTTAAAGAAAGATGGGTCGATATTTCAAGACCCAAGCCAGGTGGTGGTTTTGAACCTTGTGGTCGTAGCGATACAAGCAGGGGTAAATATCCAAAATGTGTTCCTGCATCAAGAGCAGCTCGAATGACCCCTGAGCAGATTGCATCCGCTGTCCGCAGAAAAAGAACGGCTGAATCAACTCAAACAAGAGATGGTAAGAAGCCAATATACGTGTCTACAGATAAAGAAAAAATAGAAAAAGCTAATGTTCCAACAGACCCTGAACTTTATGCAAGGGTTAAAGCGGAGGCAAAGGCTAAATTCGATGTATATCCTTCAGCCTATGCGAATGCATGGCTTGTTCGTGAATATAAAAAAAGAGGAGGAGGTTACAAAGTGACAAAAGA